GAGCTGGAAGAGCAGCTCGAATCAGGTGCCCGCCGTGGGCGCAATGCCATTCAGATGGGGACTGTGGCCAAAGTGGTCGGCCAGCGGGTGGTGATCGCCATCGGCAAGGCCAGAACACCGCCGATCAAGTGGTTTTCCTGTGCGGCCGGTGATGTGATCGAGTGGCGCTACCCCAGCCAGGGCGAGTTGGCGCTTGTCCTCAACTATGGCTCTGGCGACCGCAACACCAGCTCTATTGCGCTGGTCGGCATTCCCTCTGACCAGTTCCCCCTCCCTTCCAGAGACCCGAACAAGGTTGTCCGAAAGATCGGCGCGCTCGGCATGGAAGAGTGGGACAAGGAGACCGGAAAGCTGACAGTCACGGCGCCAGGCGGGGTCACGTTCGTCACCTCCGAGGTTCACTCGACGGGCGATATGAGCGACGCCACCCGCACCATGAACGCCGACCGGGAAATTTATAACGGTCACGACCACCCCCACGGTGATCCGACTGTAGGAAAACCAAACCAGAAACAGTAAGCGAGGCCACATGCTCGGCATGGACAGACGAACGGGCCGCTTCATCAGCGGAACGGAGCAACTGGCCAGCCGGCTGCTCCAGGTATTCACCACCCAGCTTTCATCCCGAGCCCGGCGCCGGTTGTTTGGCAGCAATGTGCCAGATGCGCTGGCCCGCCTGACCAACCAGGCACTGGTGCTACAGGTCAAGGCGGAGATGTTCGACGCCATGTTGAACCCGGCCAATGGTGTGCTCGATTTCAAGCCCACCCGCATTCAGTTTGAGGTCGTCACTGACGGCCTGCATGCGCATATTGACGGCCGCTGGCGTGGCTCAGACATCACAGTAAGGGTCCCCCTCTATGACCAGTAGCGTATTCAATCCCCAGATTGACCGGATACCCGAGCCTGATGTGCTCAAGGTAGATGGTTTTGATGCTGTGCTGGCCGCTATCAAGGCGCTCATTCTGGAGCGCGTCATGGCCTTGCGTCCATCCGATACCGAAGCGGTTGCAGAGACGCTGGAGAACGATGCCGAGCTGGCCAGTATCATCGCGCAGGCGTGCGCCATGGTGGTGGTGAACCGAGAACGGCGCCTGAATGACAAGATCAGGCAGATCCTGCTGCTCTGGGCAAAGGGCAGCAACCTCGATGCGCGTGCTGCTGACTATGGGATTACCCGCCAGGTGATCAAGGCCGGCAATCCGGCCGCCTACCCACCGATCCCGGACGAGATGGAGTCAGACATTGACCTGCTGACGCGCTGCCTGCTGGCGCCGTTTGGTTTCGCCACTACCGGTTCAGAGCTCGCCTACCGATTCCATCTGATGACCCTGGGGGACAAGCCTCACATAACGGTGACCTCGCCTCAGCCTAACCGGGTTGTGATGACCTACGACTTCCCGCAGAACTCACGGGCTGCGGAGGTAAAAGATGGCCGAGCCAAGATGGCAAAGGCTGAGTCCGGGCTGGTTGATTGCTGGCTGCTGGCCCGTGCAGGGGACGGTACGCCGTCTGCTGACCTGCTGGCGTATGCCAATGCCTACATGAACCGGTCATCGGTCGCGCTGATATCTGACGTTCTGACGGTGAAGGCGCCGACCATTCGGAATTACCAGATCAGGATGAAGCTGCACGGCAGCAACTCACCGGGCGGGATCATCGACCCAGCCCCTGTGAAGGCCCAACTGGAGGCTTATGCCGAAGGTGCAAGGCAGCTTGAAGGCATCATCGACCCTGGCCGGCTCTACGCGATTGCTCATGGCTTGCAAACGGTAGTCCGAGCCGAGTTGCTTGAACCTCCGGCACCGATCATCTGTGCGGTCAGCGAGGCGCCCTATTGCACCGGGGTTGAGGTCGAGGTGGTGTATGACTGACAGCGTCCAGCCAGACAACCGCAGTGCCCTGCAGGTAGCTATTGAGCAGGCGCTGGACAAGATGGTCGCTGATGTCGATGCCAAGGCCCCCTTTCCTCAGCTGTTTGATGGTCTGAAAACGCCCACCCAGTTTTTGCCGTCGCTGGCGATTGAGCGCGGGGTCGCAGACTGGAGCGCATACGATACCGAGTTGTCACGTCGCAAGACGACTGCTGGCGCTTTGCCTCTGCAGTCCCTGTCATGCACGTATACCGGGTTGACAAGGGCCCTTGCCGACATCGGATTTTCCAGTTCTATCCGCAGACCTCGGCCTTATGTCATAGAAGTTGAAGCAGGTCTTGAAGAAGGAAGCCTTGATGATGCGAGGATCCAGCGGGTATTTCGTCGGATATCAACGTACAAGGCAGCCCGTGATTCTGTATCCGTGGAGCTGGTGCGCAGCACTGATGTGACGGTCGCCGTTGGCGTCTATGCCGAAACGGGGATCATTTCGGACTGCGAGCCATTCAAGCCACAACCATCCCCCAGCATTTTTTATCCAAGCTTGGCCGTCCAGGTCGAAACCTACGTACTTTCAGATAGTGAGGCATATCGTGGCTGATTTCAGAGGCTATGTAACTGCGGCTGGGCAAACCTTTGAAGCCCTGGCCAAGCAGATGGGATACCCGGTCACCATCGGGTTTATTGAGGTGGGGGATGGGAAGCTTCCTGATAGCGAAAGCCCAATCGCCCGAACTCAGCTGGTGCACAAGCTAAAGCAGTTCCCGGCCATTGTTGAACAGGACGCCAATAACCCTGGCCAGTGGGTAGCGACCTGCTATATCCCAGCCGACGATGCTATTGACGGTGCCGGTTACTTTATCCGTGAAATCGGCTGCAAGTTGATCAATCAGGGTAACGGTGTTCTCTATGCCTATCGCCGTGTGAGTGATGACTGGAAGCCTGTCATCACATCGGGTGAGGCCAAGAGCTTTATCTACAAGCTGCGATTTATACCCAGCAATGGCGAGCTGCTCACCCCAACTATCGACCCATCCGTTGTACTTGTTGACAAGGAGGAGCTGGCTCGGGTGATGAAGACCCACGCTGAAAGCAGAAACCATCCTGATGCCAGCGAAACTGAAAAAGGGTTCTCTCGCCATGCGACCCAGGAAGAAGTCAATGAAACCGACTCCAACAATCAGGAAGATGACCCTGTCGTTACCGTAGAAAAACTGTGGGGTTGGGCCTTCCAGGTATTTGGCAAAGTCCCTCATGTATTCGCCCTCTGGAAGCGCTCGATGGCCGCGGCTGGTTATGACCTGATCGGCCGGTTCGGTACTTCCAACACCATCGCAACAGCCAATCAGGTTCTGATGAGCAAAGACGGCACCAAGGTCTATGCATGGACTGGTGGTCTGCCGAAGGATATTTATCCTGACACAAACCCGCTAGGCGGAGGGTTTGTGGATATAAGTAGCGAGCTGCTGTTTGACATCAGCTACAGCGCTTCAGTAGAGGCAAAAAACGCCACTACCGACTTTAATATCATCATTGGGGATAAGCCGCTGCCGTTCACTGCGTCAAAACGGGATGCCTATCAAGTGTCTCGTTACCTGGATGGTAAAACCGACTGTCACGCATTTGCAGATAAAACTGAGATCCGGGAAATATCGGATTCTGGCACCTATGGGACATTTGATTCCCAGACAGTAATTACTCACGATGGGGTGCAGAACCACCAGTTTAGTTTCCAAGACCGGGCACGGTACGAGGGGAGTGGGACTCTCGAGAACTGGGGCAACATAATCTGGCCAGAGATGAATGGGAGCGGGGCCGTTAATCAGAGGACTGACATCGAAATAAAAGATGTTAGCGGGGTTGGCGGGAGTATTGATTCCCACATCGGTCTGTATATACGGAATCTGTCTAGGGCCAACTCAAATGTGGCAATAAATATCGCCCAGAGCTCAGGATTCAGCCTTTACGCCCCTTATGATGGGGCAACCTTTGCGCATGTAGGTAATGTCACATTCGGGGGTGTTTCGACAGACCCGAACATAAAACTGCGCCTTGTTGAGGATTCCGCTACAAACACTGTAGCGCTTAACATCGCTAAAAATAACGGTCACGCAATATACTCGCCCGGAACCGGTAAAACATATCTGAATGGTAATGTTGGTATCGGGGTTTTACCAGATGAGACTACTCCGCTCCTGGTTGGGACGCCAGGATTCACTAGCCAGTTTTTTGTCGCTAATAACGCCGCAGGTGTGTTTACGGGTGCGGTAGGCGATTATCAGTACAATCTTGTTTGTGGTGCTGCTAATCGGCTCTCGATACTCCCATCATTAAATGGCTATGCAGTTGTACCTGGTGGTAACGGAACCCAGAGTTTGGGTAGCCCCACCAACCGGTGGTCTGAGGTTTTTGCCGCAAACGCAACTATCAATACCTCAGATGCACGAGAAAAGCAGCAGGTGTCTGCCCTATCTGACGCAGAGAGACGAGTGGCTGCGCGCATTAAGGACCTGTTCGTCACGTTTAAATTCAATCGTGCCGTAGAACAGAAGGGAGATGGTGCCAGGATCCATGTCGGCGTAATCGCACAAGATGTGCAGGCGGCATTTCTTGCAGAAGGTTTAGACCCTCATCGATACAGTCTGTTCTGTTTTGATGAATGGGCCGAGTCGTCTGAGGAAGTTGAAACCACGGAAGATGACCCAGATGCCTACTCCAAAGCCGTTGAGGTGCAAAAGACAGAGACGGTAACTGTCGCTAAACGCCGGATTGAAATCCATGGTGACACAGCGGTACAAATCGAATATACGGAGCAAGTTGAGCAGCCTATGCATGCGATCTTCCCGGTCTTTGATGAGGTAGGCCGCCCCATCATGCACATGATCTCACCCTATGATGAGTTGACTGGTGCTGATGCCGTGTATCGTCAGGAGACCATTGAGGTCCCCGTTATGGAGACTCAGACACGGTACTATAAACGCGTGACAACACCGGCAGGCGAG